GCTTTAGGATGTTTATTGGCATTATTTCTCATACCTTGTTACGTTAAACTACAAAAGGTTAATCAATAATGAATAAAGAAAAACTTAATGCGATTGCCAAAAAGAGATGGATCCCAAAAGGTTACGTTAAATTAGAAAGAAAAAACGGAACCGGGGATTTACTTTTTTATTCAACCGAGTTAAAGAGAAATGATAAGTCTCTAGGTTATGCGGCAATAGCATATACAGAAAAATCTTTTAATCATTTATGGCATTACAGTTTTAAAACTTATGACCAAATGGTTGAAAGAATAAAAAAAACTATTGATGACAGGTTGCAGCAACAAGCTAGGGTTAAAGAGAGAAGAGTTAAAAGACTCGAACCGCACACGTTAAAGGTTGGAGATATTCTTTACACTAGCTGGGGTTATGATCAGACTAACATTGAATTTTTCCAGGTTGATGAGTTGGTTGGAAAAAATAAATTGAAGTTAGTAGGATTGGGAACCAAGATTCTTTCCGGAGATGGCTTTAGTGATAAAGTTGTTCCAGGAGATAGACTTGGAAACCATTGGACTGAAAAAAGAACTAACGGAGTTTATGAAAAAGATCTTGCGCTGCTTAAAGTTGCTAGATCTGATAACTCTGTTAGAATGTCGTCTTTCTGCTCTGCTTATAAGTGGGATGGAAAAGCGAAGTATCAAACAGATTCAAGAGCCGGTCATTAAAAATATATAGAACCTTGGCGACTAATCTCGCCAGGGTTTTCGTTTACCTGGTTGGATAGCCTGGTTAAAGTTGGTAGTTAGGCAAGAGAACCACGATCACGCGCGCGCGTATGACTACGGATCATTGGCTTTTTAACTAACGATAATAAAAGATTATCAATACTAATACTTCCGATAATTAATCGTTATCGGTCATTGCATATAAAAGTAGAGATTTTAGGAGAACAAAGGTAGGGTATACCCCGAAAACCGCGCGCCAAAATTTATATATATATAAATTGGGACCTGACACACAGGCACAGACAAACACTATGGATGAAAAAACAAAAGATTTTATTAAGCAAATAGAAAAGGAACGCAATAGACTCATAACCGCTATGGTGTTTATTTCAGAGGAGACGAACGGCTTGGTTATTCACTTCAACGGGTTCTTCGATGAACAACACGCTAGAAGTTTTGCCGATCGTTTGATGAGAAATAGTGGGGTTAATTATAAATCCATTAAAGAATTAATGGATCTTCCCACAGTACATTAAGGAGGAATATGGATAAAATAATACACGAAATTCAACACTACTGGAAAGACCACCAGAAAGTAGTGATTGGTATACTTGTGATTATCGTAATCGCGTATATCTTATAAGGTTAAATTATGCACATAGAAATACCCTATGTTCCACGACCGTTGCAGGATAAGCTGCATACGGAATTGGACAAATATAGGTTTGCGGTTTTGTCTTGCCATAGAAGGTTCGGCAAAAGCGTAGCCGTAATAAATCATTTAATAAAAGCGGCGCTAACAAATAAACTTAAAAATCCCAGGTATGCTTATGTTGCGCCAACGTACCGGCAAGCAAAAAGCATCGCTTACGATTATTTAAAAATGTATGCTGGCTGCATACCAGGGGTTAAGTTCCACGAAACGGAGCTGCGCTGTGATTTACCAAACGGCAGCCGAATAACTTTGCTCTCTTCTGAAAATCCGGATTCGATTCGGGGAATTTTCCTGGATGGAGTCTGTATCGATGAGGTGGCGCAGATTGATCCTAGGTTATGGAACGAGATTATTAGACCCGCTATTTCTGATCGGAAGGGGTTTGCGTATTTTATTGGGACCCCGGCAGGGATGTCCAATATATTCTACGATCTTTATCAGTATGCTTTATCCGATGATAAATGGTTAGCTTATACCGCGAAAGCGAGTGAGACTAAAATTATCGACCAGGAAGAGCTGGATGCTGCTAAAGCTCAAATGGGAGACTCAAAGTATAAACAAGAATTTGAGTGTGATTGGATTGCAAATATCGAAGGATCAGTGTATGGAAATATAATAAAGGTTTTAGAAGAAAAAAAACAATTATCCAGGGTGGGTTACGATCCATCATTAGTGGTTCATACCGCCTGGGATTTAGGAGTTGATGATAGTACCGCTATTATATTTTTTCAGCAGGTGGCTAATCAAATCCTGGTTATAGATTATTATGAGAATAATAGGGAAGGATTACCACATTATGTCCAGATGGTAAAAGATAAGGATTATGTTTACGGCGATCATTACGCGCCGCACGACATAGAAGTAACAGAATTTTCGACCGGAAAAACCCGTAGAGAGGTTGCTTATCAGTTGGGTATAAGGTTTAAGATTCTGCCGAAATTAAATTTTGAGGATGGCATTCACAGTTTAAAAATGGTTCTGCCAAAATGCTGGTTTAATATAGAAACAACAAAACCATTAATCGATGCTTTGAGACATTATCATCGAAAGTATAATGAGAAAATGAAAATGTTTCACAACAAGCCGGTCAAAGACTGGTCATCGCACGCTTGCGATGCTGCACGTTATATGGCTTTAGGAATTAGAGATTTGCCTAGGCAGAAAAAAATGTCTCAACAAACAGCAATGAGTGAATATAAAATACACGGAGATAATAGACAATGGGTTTCTTAATGCCAAAAGTTCCTGCGATGCCGGCTTTGCCAGCAGCACCCGCTCCTTTACCAACTCCACCTAGTTATGAAGATGAGGATAGAGCGAAAGCAGCCGCGGAAAAAAGAGCTAGAATTAGATCTGGAAGAACGGGAAGATCAGCTACCATTTTAACTAGCGCTTCCGGTTTAGCAGATGAAGATGAATTAATTTATAAAAAAACTTTACTAGGAGAATAATATGGGAGGAGTTGCAAGAATATTTAAACCCGCACCACCACCGCCTGCTCCTGCACCGGCGTATGTAGCGCCGACAAAAGCAGAAGTTTCGCAGGCAACCGCTACGTCAACTACGGATATATCAAGAGGCAAAGGTAGAACCAGTATGATTTTGACGAAAGCAAAAGGATTAGGCGATACGGATTTAACGACTCAAAAATATACATTACTCGGAGGATAGATGGCAATTACACCAAAAGCAAAAATGGTCATTGAGCGATATGAAAGTTTAAAAGCTCAACGATCAACTTGGGAAGAACATTGGCAGGATATAGCTGATTATTTTTTACCAAGAAAATCAAACATAACGATCAAACATACTAAAGGCAATAAGCGCCACGAACAGATGTATGATGGTACGGCAACGCACGCTCTGGAATTATTAGCGGCATCCTTGAATGGAATGTTGACCAATACGATTTCTCCTTGGTTCATATTAAAATATAGAAACGAAGCAACCAACGCGGATGACCAGGCAGTAGAATGGTTGGAGAGCTGTGCAAAAATTATGCAGCAGGTCTTTCAGCGTTCTAATTTTCAGCAGGAAGTTTTTGAACTTTACCACGAACTATTGGCGTTCGGTACATCAGCAATGTTTATTTCCGATGATGTCCAGGATGATTTAAGATTTAAAACAATTCATATTTCAGAAATATTTATTACTGAAAATGAAAAAGGTTTTGTCGACAGCTTAACGCGTAGATTTCATTTAAAGAATAAAAATATTTCTTCGATGTACCCGGAGGCGCAATTACCTAAAGCCTTACAAACGCTTATTGATAAGAATCCTTACGAAGATACGGCTATTCTTCATTCTATTTTTAAAAGCAATACTCCGATGGGATATGACAATAAGCAGAATATGGATTATATTTCCTGCCACGTTCATCCAGAAACAGGAGCGCTTTTAAGAGAAGGTGGATTTAAAGAATTTCCATACGTAGTTCCTAGATATTTAAAATCTTCATCCAATGAAATTTATGGAAGATCTCCAGCAATGAACGCGCTGCCAGATACCAAGATGTTAAATACGATGTCCAAGACAACTATTAGAGCGGCGCAAAAACAAATTGATCCACCTTTGATGGTCCCGGATGATGGATTTATGTTACCGGTTAGAACAACTCCTGGAGGATTAAATTTCTATCGAGCAGGAACCAGGGAAAGAATCGAGCCATTAAATATTGGAGCCAACAATCCGCTTGGGATTCAAATGGAAGAGCAAAGAAGAAAAGCTATTCGAGAAAACTTTTTTGTCGACCAGTTGATGACGGTTCAAGGCGTACAGATGACAGCAACGGAAGTTATGCAGAGAACCGAGGAGAAGATGAGATTACTGGGTCCCGTACTAGGAAGGCTGCAATCAGAATTATTACAACCATTGATAACCAGATGTTTTAATTTACTGGATAAAAATGCAAAATTTTTACCAAGACCGGAAATGCTTGGAGACGAACTTATAGAAATTGAATATGTCTCTCCGTTAGCCAAAGCGCAAAAGACCCAGGAGCTTTCGTCTATTATGAGAGGAATAGAAATATTTGGTTCAATGCAGAATGTCGCTCCGGTATTTGATTACATTGATATTGATGGATTAGTCGATCACGTTAAGGATGTGCTTGGCTTGCCAGCTAAAATTATGAGATCCAAAGCCGAAGTTCAAGTTATTCAACAACAGAAACAACAACAGCAAATGGAACAACAACAACTTCAACAAGCTCAACAAATCGCCGAATCCGCAGGAAAAATTGCTCCTGCTTTAAAGGCGGTCCAGGGTGGATAAAAACGATTTAAAGCAATTAAACATTGCTTACAAACAAGTTTTCAATTCCGATAATGGTAAAAAAGTATTGGAGGATTTGGAAAAGAGATGCAGCTATCATACGACTACGCATATTAAAGGCGATAGCCACGAGTCTGCATACCTAGAAGGAGCAAGATCCGTGGTCTTGTTTATTAAAAATATGCTCACTAAACGATTGGAGGAAAAATGAGTAGTGAAAATCAAGAGGTAGCAACACCTGTAGCTCAACCAGAGCAACAAAATTCGGTGTTGTCTGGAGACCCTAAAACAGAGACTCCAGAAGTAAATGTCGACTGGAAACAAAATATTCCAGAAGATATAAGAGCTGACAAATCTTTAGAAAGTATTAAAGATGTTGGATCATTAGCAAAAAGCTATATCCACGCACAAAAATTAGTAGGTGCAGATAAGATCCCAGTTCCCAACAAATATGCAACCGATGATGATTGGTCTGCGGTTTATGAAAAACTAGGCAGACCCAAAACTCCGGGAGAATATAAATATGATATTCCGGAAAATGCTAATGTCGATAAAGCATCATTAAATAATTTTTCAGACCAGGCGCATAAGCTAGGATTACTTCCTAATCAAGCAAATGGTATGGTTAAATTTTATAATGAAATGGTATCGCAAGGTGTGAAGGATGCAGATACAAAAGCCTTAGCTTTAAGAGAAAGTGGAACCAAGGAATTAAAACAGGAATGGGGACAGGCGTATGATAGTAAACTATCAAAAGCTGGACATCTTGCAAAATCAGTTGTTGATAAACAATTATTATCAGCACCAATGGCGGATGGAACTATGTTAGGAGACCATCCCCTTATGATTAGAGCTTTTGCTGCATTGGCGGATAAAATGGGAGAAGATAATATTGTTCAAGCATCGGGTCCCGCTTATCTAACTCCTGCACAGCTTGATAAACAAATTCGTGAATTACAGCAACCCGGTTCGGCGTATTGGGATAAACACCATCCGAATCACGATGCTGCCGTACAGGAAGTGCAAACCTTAATTAAAAAAAAGAATAATGAAGAGGTTGTTTAAAGATTTTGCTTTACGAGATAAGAAAAATCAAGTATAGCAAATATAACTAGGATAATCGTAAGACCCTAGTTGACATTAGGAAAGACTAACATCCAAGGGATGTAAAACCCAGGAAGATCCTTTAGGGATAATCAACCGAAAATTCGTTTAACAACTAACATAAGGAGATTTGATTATGTCAAGTCAAATTACTACTAGTTTTGTTGAACAGTATTCGGCAAACGTGTCGTTACTGGCACAACAAACAGGCTCGAAGTTACGAAGCGCTGTAGATGTAGAATCTGTTAGAGGTAAAAACGCTTTCTTCGATCAAGTCGGAGTTACAGCTGCTCAATTAAGAACGAGTAGACACGGCGATACACCTCAAATAGACACTCCACATTCAAGACGTAGAGTATCTTTGGCAACTTATGAGTGGGGAGATTTAGTAGACGATCCGGATAAAGTTCGTATGCTAATTGATCCAACTAGCACATACGCAAAAGCGGCTGCTGCTGCAATGAATAGATCGATTGATGATGTTATCATCACGGCTATGAATGCTTCAGCTGACACAGGCGTAGCTGGTGGAACTTCAACTGCTCTACCAAGCACACAAAAGACTGCGACATCGGACCAATCAGACGGTTTGAGTGTTGCAAAACTTCGAAGTGCTAAATACATCTTGGATAACAATGATGTAGATCCCAGCCTAAAAAGATATTTAGTCTGTGGTCCAAAACAAATACAAGACTTACTTGCAATCACGGAAGTGACTTCAAGTGATTATGCTGTTGTGAAAGCATTAGCGACAGGAACTGTAAATAGTTTTCTTGGGTTTGAATTTATAATGTCAACACGACTTAATCTTGATGCTACATATACAACTGATAGATTAGTTTTTGCATTTACAGAAGATGCAATTAAACTAGCAATCGGTAAAGATGTGTCAGCAAAAATTTCAGAACGTGCCGACAAATCATACAGTACACAAGTGTACTATTCTATGGATTTGGGAGCTACGAGAATGGAAGAAGAAAAAGTTGTACAAATACCTTGTAACGAGTAATAGGAATAGGAGATAAAATAATATGGGAACAAAAAACTCAGATCTAGTAGCAAATTTTGAAGCTACACCTCAAGTTCTTAACAACTCTGCGCTTTTACACGGAGTAGTTCGTGTGGCACAAGGTACAATAGAACTTGCAGCAGGCGATAGTAACGATAACGATATTGTTATGTTAGCACCAATTCCAAGTAATGCTACGATCTCAAATATATATATTGGATCAGACACATTCGGGGGTTCGTGTACTTTCAATGTTGGAATTTATACATCCGCTGGCGCAGTCAAAGACGAAGATTATTACGCAACCGCGGTAGCTGATGCTGCCGGGATGACGGATGTTCGTTTTGAAGTTGCTGCCATCGATACTGCTGGAACACAACTGTATGCGTCTGCTGGCGACAGCACGGATCCAGGAGGTTTCTACTATATTGCGGCTACTATGCACGCAGAAGGTGGAACTGCTGGTACGATGTCGTTTAACATTCTGTACACAGTAAACTAGTAAAAAATAATTATAGGCGGAGCAATCCGCCTATAACTTAAAAATTTTAAAGGAATAAAATGGCATCAGTCGTTCAAATTTGTAATTCGGCATTAAATCAATTAGGAGCAAGTTCAATAACCGCGCTAACAGATAATTCAAAAAATGCCAGACTTTGCAATGAACGATATACAACTGTAAGAGATGCAGTATTCAGATCACATCCCTGGAATTGTTTAGTTAAACGTCAAACTTTAGCAGCTGATACTGCTACTCCCGATTGGGGATTTACTTATCAATTTACTTTACCTGCCGACTGTCTGCGGGTTTTGGGTATCGATTCCTACGACAGCAATCACAAAATTGAAGGAAGAAAAGTTTTAATCAGTTCATCGGCGGTTAAACTTATTTATATTTCACAAGTAACCGATCCTAACGAAATGGATGTTTTATTAAGAGAAACAATTTCAGCTGCGTTAGCCGCGGATATGGTTTATTCCATAACTGCTAATCCTCAAATGGCTAAACTTTTTCACGAAAAATACTTATCAAAAATATCCGAAGCAAGACATACTGACGCTGGAGAAGGTTATAATACCGATCCAACGGTGGCTCCAACAGATCAAATTGTAACGGAAGATTTTATCAAAAGTAGAATTTAATAAATATGGGAAAACAACTTTTATCAGTCCCTAGCTTTACGGCTGGGGAGCTGTCTCCACGTATGGAAGGCAGAACAGACTACGCAAAATATTTTAATGGGATGACTAGGTGCGAAAACTTTGTGGTTATGCCACACGGACCCGTAACTAGACGACCAGGCACGTATCACGTTGCGGAAGTTAAAACAAGTTCTTTAAAAACAAGACTCGTTCCTTTTGAATTTTCAACAACCCAAACTTATATTCTGGAATTTGGCAATTTATATATAAGATTTTTTAAAGATAATGGTCAAATCACAGAAGGCGATAAAACCATAACCGGTATTACCCAAGCCAATCCTGCCGTTGTAACTTCTTCTTCTCACGGCTATTCCAATGGAGACTTTGTTATTATTACCAGCGTTGTTGGTATGACACAGGTTAATAATAAAACTTTCAAAGTTGCAGATAAAACAACCAATACTTTTGAACTGCAAGATGTCGATGGAAACGACATTGATTCATCCGGTTATACCTCTTATTCATCAGCCGGAACCGCAAATAAAATTTATCAGATCACAACCAGCTATACCACGGCGCAACTTTTTGACTTAAAATTTGCTCAATCCGCAGACACAATGTATGTCTGCCACAATTCCCACGAAGTTTCAAAGTTAGAAAGAACTGGTCATACCAGTTGGACAATATCCGAAGTCGATTTTGCAGAAACCGGTCCCTATATGGATGCTAACACAACTGCTACTACTTTAACCCCAGCCTCTTCTGGAACTGGAACTGGCGTTAATATTACAGCATCTGCCATAACAGGAATTAATGGTGGTGTTGGCTGGGCGACAACAGACGTTGGAAGAATTTTAAAATTTAATAGTGGCGAAGCAAAAATTACATCTCGTACCAATACGACAGTAGTTGTTTGTACTATTACAAAAGCATTCACGAATACAGATGCAACAGCTGCGTTTTCATTAGGTTCCTTTTCAGACACCACGGGACACCCTTCGAGCGTTTCCTTTTTTGAACAGCGATTAGTTTTTGCAGCAACATCCGATCAACCTCAAACTTTATTTTTTTCAAAGTCTGGGGATTATGAAAATATGACATCCGGAACGAATGCTGCGGATGCTATGGTTTATACCATTGCTTCAAACCAGGTTAATGTCATTAAATCTTTAAAGGCAACACGAACTTTACTTGTAATGACGACAGGGGGAGAATATGCGGTATCTTCGGGTTCATCACAAGACGCTATTACTCCAACCAATATTAATATTAGAAAACAATCTAGTTATGGAAGTGCAGGAGTCGATGCGCTGTCGATTGGTAATGCCACCATTTTTCTTCAGAGAGCGAAGAGAAAAATAAGAGAGCTAGCATATAATTTCGACACGGATGGTTATCAAGCTCCAGATATGACCATTTTATCGGAACATATATCGGACTCTGGTATTACTCAAATGGATTACCAACAGGAGCCGTATTCAGTAGTCTGGTGCGTCAGAACCGATGGAGTGCTAGCCGGTATGACGTACAATCGATTGCAGAATGTTGTAGCCTGGCATCGACATATTTTTGGAGGAAAGTCTGATACTACAAAAAATATTATACAGCAACAAATCAGCTTTACTTCCAATACTACCATTGTCAATACCACGAATAATACGATTACGCTTTCTTCTCACGGGTTATCCACGGGAGATCCCGTTTATTATTATGCGGGTTCCAATTTAATTGGTGGACTGAATAATTCAAATCTTTACTATACGATTGCATCGGATAGCAATACCATCAAACTTGCAACGACTTCTTCCAATGCCACAGCGGGAACAGCTATTAGTTTTACTTCCGCTCCTAGTTCCGACACGACTCAATATATCTATCAAGGAATTAATATTCAAACCGATATAATTTATTCTTCGGCACACGGATTTAAAACGGGAGATAAAGTTTATTATGATAATACCGGAACATCTATTACCGGATTATCAGAAAATACAAAATACAATGTGGGTAAAGTGGATGACAACCAATTTCAACTTTATGCCAAGGAAGATCTACTAACTCCCGTTAATTTAACTGCGGCTCATACTTCAGAACAAACGGATAATATTTTAGAACACGCAATAGTCGAAAGTGTAGCTGTGATTAATGGCGATGCAGACGAAGATCAAGTCTGGGTTATTGTTAAACGATGGATTAATGGAGCAGTTAGACGATACGTTGAATATTTTACTCCCTTTGATTTCAGTAGAGACTTGACTTCCTTTCATTATGTAGATTCTGGATTAAGCTATGATGGAGACGCAACAACCAGCATAACGGGTCTCGATCATCTGGAAGGCGAAACGGTTGCTGTCGTTGGAGATGGAGCTGCACAAGTTGATAAGACGATTGCAAGCGGAGCTATTACCATTGCTACTGCATCCGAGGAGGCAAGAGTTGGATTATTGTATTCATCAGATCTACAAACAATGAGACTGGATGAAGGCTATACTGAAACAACTCAAACCAAAACCAAGCGTGTCTATGATTTATCAGTTCGTTTTCACGATACGGTCGGAGCAAGCGTTGGACCCGGCATTGATGATTTAACCGCGATTGATTTTAGAGACAGTTCAGCAAGTATGAATTTACCTATCCCTTTATTTACCGGAGATAAATTTATTGAATTTGATTCTGATTATGGAACCGAAGGGTTGGTTTATGTTCAACAACCCCAAGCCTTACCGATGACTATACTAGGAATTTATCCTAGATTGGAGACAGAAAGTGTCGGTTAAAATTGTACCTTTTGAAAATAAACACGCTGAATATATTTTAAGTCAACCCTTAAACAGTAGATTTTTAGAATTAAGACCAGAGCATAAAAAATATGCTTATTTCTTAAAAAGAATTGGAATGTCGTTCACGGGTATTGTCAACAATATACCGATTGCGGCAGGAGGGGTCTTTCCTCTCTGGGATGGCGTTGCCGAGGGGTGGGTACTTGGCACAGCGGAGATGAAAAAATATCCGATCACGTTCGCACGGGTAATTAAACATCGCACCGAGATGATGTGTAAAAATAATTCATTTAAAAGATTACAAACTTCTGTTAAAGCTGATTGTGAGATAGCCATTCGTTTCGCAAAATGGATGGATTTTAAACCCGAAGGATTAATGAAACATTATGGACCCGATGGATCAGATTATTATAGATACGCGAGGATTTTTTAAATGAGTTTTTTTGGAGATATATTTGCCGGCAATGCTGCAATGGCAGCAGCAAACTATAATGCGTCTATTATTGAGCGAAATCTCCTTATTAAAAAACAAGAAGCTGAACAGATTATGTCTGTTCATAATACTTATAACTTACCCAAATTTGACAAAACTGTTGACCAAATCCAAGGCAGAACGGAAGTTTATTATTTAAAGAGCGGCGTTACCCTTGAAGGAACTCCCGATGAAATTCTTTATTCACAAGAACTGGAATTACAAACCGACAGGGATGTTATGACTTACAACGCTGAAAATGCCAGGGATCAAAAACACAACGAAGCGATTATGATGCAGGCAGAAGCGGATATGCAAAGATGGAGAGGTAGGGTTGCGAAGAAAAGATCTTACTTTGAAGCGGGTCAAAGTTTATTAGAAACAGCAGTAATGTTTGGATAGAAAAAATATGGCAATCAAATTATATAAATCACAACTCGAACCAACTACGGTAAGTTCCAATGTAGAAAGTAAAGCATTCGTTAGTATGGAGGAAGCAGCATCCATTGGTAAATCCTTTAAGGGAATGGTTAAATCGGGAGAAAAACTTTACTACAAATATTTAGACAGAAAAACTGATAATGAAGTTTTGGAAAAATCTAAAGAAGTAATGAACGGGAATGATAACTTTTCTGGATTAGGTCAAATTAAAGTTGAGGCTAATCAAATGAACGATCCCGATAAAGCGCTTAAACTTTATAATGATAATTGGCAAGCTGTTTTTGATACTGTCAATGGATCTTTATCCGGCAAGATGGCTCAAAGAAAATTTAAAAGCTGGATGACCAAGCAAAATATTACGGATGCCAATGCTATTAAAGCACAAACAACAGCCAATTTTATTTCACATACCAGAAGTTTAAATCTTGATAAAATTGAAGTCTGGAAAAAACAAATCCTTTATGGAAAAGAATTAGAAAGTGAAGCAGCAGCAAATGAGTTGAAGTATTTTTTAGAATCTACAAAAGCTAAAGAGATATTTGGAAACAAATTAGATGCCGTTATAAAAAATACTCATCGGGATATAGCTTTCTATGGTTATAAAAATGCGCGTGTTGGAGATCAAGATGCAGCGTTAGCTGCGGCTAAAAAAGATAAACGGTTAGAGGTTGGAGATGTGCAAAAACTGATGACGCATTTTGAAACATCAAATACATCTTTACAATTTGAAAATCGCGCTAGTATTAGCGTGATGTTGGAAAAATCTAAAGAAGCTATTTTTCCTACGGAAGAAGAAGTAACGCAAGCAACAAACATAGCCATTCAAACAAAAGATAAAAAATCCATTGCCAATTTAAAAACTATTGCAGATAATATTTCTCTTTATTCAAGGCTCAACACAATGGATATGGGGGAAATTAAAGCGGCTATTGCTGCCGGCGAAAGAATTATTAATAAAGGTCAAATGACCGGCAAAGGGACTGACAATGAGACTTATACCAAAGTTACTAATATGAAAGCCTTTTTAGCCAAGTTGGAAGATGGGTTAAATAAAGATCCTATTAGCATCGCTAATGAGCGAGGCATTATATCAACTCAATCTATTCAATTCGAGAATTTTTTAAACACCGGAGAGATTGAACCTTTTTTAGAAGCAATTAAAACAAGACGTGCTGATGCTCGTACGGTTTCCGGATTTTATAAAACAAAATTAAAATTTTTAACAACCAATGAATTAGATGT